AAAGTTCCATTTTTAACTTGTCGCCATCCATCTTTGCGTTCTTTGTAAATCCGACAATGACTCCGCCGTCGTTAGCGGAAATATAATCGCCGTTGTTGTCTTTAGGATGGTTTAAAGTAACGGGCACTTTTTCCCAATTTTTAACAGATTTTTTTAACTGAGATGCTGGTGTAAATATTCCGTTCATGACCACCTGTCTTGCAACAGTCGATGGCGCAACGAGGTATCGAACCCCGTTGACCACCTGTGCGCTCATATTTACGGATAAAATCCATTTATTAGCATGCAGCATTAAAAATCCATTTAGCTCGCTATATGTTTAGTAGAGCACAGTGATCCTGGTAGGCAATAGAGTAGTGGTGGGGTTGGTGCTAATTGGAAGTAATTGGCAATCATTAAATTTTTGTGCATAATGAAAATAGAGCCAACGGATGGCAAAAACTAAATGGAGTTAATTTAATGGAAAGTATTAGAGTATTTAGAATAAAAGAAGTAGCTCGTATTACCGGACTTAGTGAATCAACTATCCGAAGATATGAGAAGGAAAATATTTTCCCGCGGCGAATACAAATCACAAGTGGTACTAAGGTGTGGCTGGAATCAGACGTGGAATGCTGGATCAAATCAAATTTTTCACGGGGTATTAATTGAAGACAATTTTAGGAGTTGAGGTATATTCATTGGCTGAAATAATGATAAAAAAAGTCCTAGACAGTATTGTAAAAAATAAAAATACAGATAATCGCAATTGCGATAATATAGAAACTATCCCCCTTGATGATAGAGTTCAGTATTTACACAATGCAGAAAATAAATAAATCGGTTGGCAATTCTTCTATCCTCACGGGAAAATATCGACTGATGATCTTAAACTCGTGATCATCCCACCTGAGTACTAAACGCGTGTTTTTTGGCTCTCTAAAAAACCATTTATGATGTTTTTTTTTCATTCTGATATCCTTATGTGTGTAATTCTGAGAGCGATTTTAGCATAAATCTATAAAATCGAAAATGTGTGCTATTTTTTTAATTTGGTGCGATTATTCTGTGATTATTTTGTTGGCATTTCAGCTGATAGGTGATAGTATAATTTTACATATTATTTTTATTTATTCATAGATCCTTGTAGGTTAACGCCACTATTTTTAGTGGCGTTTTTCTATCTCCTTCTAGAACGTACCGGAATAGGAATAACGCTACATCTACAATGCGGATGAGCTGGAATCAATGACAAAAGTTCATCGAGAGGGTATACACCGCCAGCATGAGCCCTACAATAAGGGCACGGACCACTTTTTGAATACCCTAGAGTCCATTCACCTAAAACCACAACATTTCTTACGCCATTGTTTTTGTAAACATCAATTTTACCCATCAGGTGCGCGCGGGTTGTTTCAGTTTGCGCAAATGCTCTAGCTTTATTACCTACAATCTTTTTAGCATTTTCAACAATTGATATGATTTTTTCTTTATTGCTCAGCGTGGGGCTGTAGAGAAATCTCATAGATTGTGCTATAAATTGTTCTTTGATAGAATTCAATTCGTTTTTTGAGTTCTCTGTAATCCAGGCTACGTCTTTTGGGCCTGTGCTAAACGGCATTATAAATGCCGATTGGCCCAGGTCTGAAAGTTCCCCGCGTATTCTAGCCATTTCTGTCGTCGCTGTTTTATTCCCGCGCCTGTACGCACTAATTAAAAACTGTAGCCACCATGGGTTAGTATTATTTTCTTCTGAAATATATCGGGCATATATTCCGTCTAAAATTCCCCTAAAATAGCCTAATGATCCAGCATCAAAATCCTCGCGGATGGATAGGGTGCGCTGCAATGATTTTAACTCACCCGTTAAAAATCTAACGCGTTTGTTTGTTTGTGCTAAGAAAAGTTCTCTAAGCGTTTTTGTCCGCGTCGGGTCTATTCTCTGGGATGTCGTTTGATTCGCCCATATCTGGTTCGTCTGTCGGTGTTTCCTCAATTTTCAAATCTCCGTCCGTTACTCGGTTGTACTCATCTATCGCGCCTTGTATCAACATATTTCCGTCAGGAGTGTTCAAAACGGCTGCCAATCCTGTCATGCTAACATTGAAATTTTTGGCCTTGTCTGTCGGCGTTGTAGTATCTGACCTTGGCCATACAACCTCATACTCCCCCCCTTGAGGCTCGGGAACTATTCCTAACTCTATTAGCTTATCAACGAATGGCCTCAGTATAACCGGTTCGCAAAATTCGCTCTGCCGCTGAACGACTTTTGATAAAAAGTTCTTTTCGTCTTGATCTCCTCGCAATTCGCCCCGCTCAGCCGAGAATAAGCGGCTCATAGGTATTTGAGTATCACTACTCAATTTTCTAGCATGTGTTTCAAATGAATCTTTAGTATTGGGATGGTTGAAATTTATTACATTAGGGTTAAATCCCTCAATCATTAAATATCTGTTCTGATCGCTGCTATATTCGTCAAGTGCAGCCTTAGCCTCAGATTTTGATCGTTTATCAATGTTGATGTCCTTATCTGCCGTGAACACAATCCCGCCCCTACCAGACAATTTAAATATTTCAGCGTCGCCGCCCGTAACTTTTTTCAAATCTAGCAGCGTGTCGTAACATTTTTCTAGAATCGGTTTTCCCCAAACGTCGTTCTGCAACGCCTCATATGCTATATGAATAACCCGCGACTCGTGGACCTGCATGCTCACTGCGGGTAACGTCGATGTTGAAATAGGCGATCCAATGTTACTTGTAGAGCCGATCACGTCGAAACCTGATAATTGCGAATATCCTGTGCCGGTGTTAATCGTGTACATCTGCGGTGTGTTGAATTTTTCGGTGCTAGGGTCTTGATAGTACTGATTAATGAAAACGTTGGGACCGAATACGTACGGGATTAAATAATTGATAGGCCTTTCTTTATCCAATTCTTGCGCCTCAACGGGTTTATCCCATCCGACTACACGACTAAAAACTGTTTCATCATGAACAAATTCGCCATCATTAATTGCCTCGCTATCGTTGAAGCCAATTAGAATTACAGAAAATGAATTCAGTTGCGAGAGTACATCGGCCCTTTTTGCATACATTAAAAAATTGATCGACTTCAAATATTCATCAACGGCTTTCTCAAATGTCGTAGGCTCGTTGGCATCGATATCATCGCTTATGCGCGGCGGTGTTTTCCAGCACTCATCCGGAAACGCTCTCACGATTGTATTAGCAACGCCATAGCGTCGATAATATTTAATATAATCGTTGAGGTGAGGAGTGTCAGGGTAACCGAACATTTTATCAAGTTTCGCGTCCTCCGTTCTGGGGCATCCTGATGATGCCGTAGAATTTTGCTGGAAATTTTTTGTAAATGTTTGTCTTCCCATTGTGATCGCGTAATCATTTTGTGTCATTTCCAGCGCGTTAACCTGGAATTTTAAATCGTTGATCTCTTCTAGTAAATCTTGATGCTTGTTTGGAAATAATTTTCTCATGCAAAACGCCTCTTAGTAATTTTTTTGAATGTTCTAGCCAGTGATGCGCGTTTTTTTTGAAGGGGTGTGAATTTATCAGATGCTAAAACACGATCGATGAATGATTGCTTAATTGTTCCATCCTCTTTTAATCCTCCGTGTTTTGCTGCTAATTTTCGAAAAGAGTCTTTCTTTAAGTCTTTCGGTATCCATTTCTCTTCATTGTTGACTGGCGCGCCACAATTGGGGCAGTATCCGCTTTCATTTGCAATAATATCATCATCCGCAAAATCTAAAAAATCTAAATCCATTTAAGTAACTCCATTTATTAGCCGGCTATGATGACGCTAGCCGTTTTTCCTGTTCCCATCATTAATTCAGTCCCAACCCAAACCAGTGCATCTACTCTGTCCGGACTTGGACTGCCATCTTTTGCATTCCAGCTCATCATCTGCTGCTCTAATCCTGTTAACTCGCCGAGATGTTTTACTCTTCCGTTAGCGTACATCATCGCGATCGGCTCTGCGCGGGCACGTTTTCCTTTCGACGCATGCACGCCTTTATATGCTACCGTGTTTACTCTGGAATTAAAACGCTCCAAAATCTCCGGTGATTTTTCTGCAGCTCTTACTCCAAGTTCCACCATATCGCCTCCCTGATTTTTTTCTGCCACGATCAAATCCGCATCGAACTCGTGATATAGAGATACTAATATTTTGAACAGCTTTTCTACGTGGAATTTTCCCGACGCATCTTTGAATACATACATATTTCCATCGTTCCCTAGTGCCCCTCCGATAATCCCATGCTCATCGCTTGAATCTTTTGATGTCGTAGCAGGATCAGCACCAATCACAATACGTACTAGCTGCACATGCTCCGGTAATTTGTGTATTCGGCAATTCTCTATAGTTTGCTCGTCCCAGAGAGCCCCAGGCACGCTACTATTAAACGCATCATCAACGCAACACGGATAAACGCGCTTAAACATCCATACGCTACGCAGTTCGTGTATTTTGTTTCTGCGCCATTGCAATTGTTCATCGTCCAGCTCGTACGTATTAACTAGCTCGCTTTCCTCGTCCGTTCTCTCAAATCCGGCTTTTAATTTTGCCCTGTACTCATCTTGCACAAACCATGGCACGAATATCAATTCATAATCCCCGCTGCCCGCTTGCGCTTCTTTGCACATCTCGTAGAATAGTCCCTGCGCTCCGTCGCTTGTAGATTCTAAAATAATCTCGGTGCCAGGCATATCCGGCACCGCTTGCACCGCGCCTTCCATGTGATCGCCGGCATTCGCCCAATAAGCCACCTCAGAGCCGTGAAAATATTGCAACGTATCGGACCTACCAGAACCTTTACTTTTCGCTGTACCGACTTTGTAGCCGCTCTCAATACCCTTGAAATACAGTTCTTTAGTGTTGGCAGTTGAAACGTCTGGCTTTAGAAATTCTGGCAAATGATCATAGTAACGTTTTACCATAGCGAATAAATTAGCCGTAGCTTCATCTAGATGCGTTAAAATGTACGCGCGAACCCCCACGTTAAACGTCACGTTATAGATGAATCGGCCTTCTACATACGTAGAACATCCTTGCTGACGCCCTTTCAATATGAGCGCCCGTATTTTCCCCGTGCGCTTCTTCTGATCCTCTAGCTGCTCGTGTATGTATTTTTGCGCTGTGTTGAGCTTGAGGGGTTGTATCGGTGCGTTCGGGTCTTTCGTTCGAATTTTTAGACACTGTTCCGCATACGCCGGATAATTTCCGCTTTTGTAGAAATTTCGCAACTTATTGTAATTTGCTGCTACCTGCGTGTTCATCGTCTGCAATTCCGTTTGCTATCAGCATTGATTTTACGAATTCGTCTTGATTGTTGACGTTAATGTCAGCTTCGACTTGCTGCTTGAACATTCCGATATCTTTACCCACCAACTCTAGCGCGCGTATTGCATCGCCTAACTTGTTCTTTTTTTGTGCAGTCTCAGCTATCTGCATGAGTCTATCAATGATCTTGTGACGCTTAACTTCGTGCTTATCGTTTCCAGATTCCATTAGTTCATCTACACGCGTAGCTATCTTAGGGTTTTTTAATAGCTTGTTTGCTTCTGTATAAACAGTATTTTGCTGCATTTTTTCTGCGTTATACGTTTCTCTATACGCAGTCGCAGCGTTCCCTAGTTCCACGTATTTTCTAGAGAATTTTTCCTGTTTCGGTGTTAATTTGCTCATACTCTACAAATATCATGCACTTATATTTGTGTCAAATTTCAGCAATTTAAATTTACTGCAAAAAAGTGAAAAAAGATTAAAAAAACCCTTGACATTATTTTTGATTTTGGTATACTGAAATCAAATAGAGCAATAAAGCACTATTTACTACAGGAGAAAAAAAAATGAGTGATATTCAAATTTACGTAGCGTGCCTTGCTTCATACAACGCGGGGCAATTACATGGAGTCTGGATTGACGCCCGACAAAATAGCGACGCCATTAACGCTGAGATTTTTCAAATGCTAGCAAATAGCCCCGTGCATGATGCCGAAGAATGGGCAATACACGATAACAGCGGATTTTGCGGTGTTGAAATATCAGAATATGCCGGACTGGATTACATAATAGAATTAGCCGAGTTTATAGAGGAGTATCAGGAGCTGGGCGCAGAACTGATTAATTATTTTGATAGTCTGGAGTATGTGAAAACTGCATTGAGTGATTATTACAACGGGGAATGGGATAGTGAGAAGGATTTTTCCGAAAATTTATTCAATGAGATAAATTTAGACTCAATCCCTGAGAATTTGAAATTTTACATAGACTATGAAAAATTCAATAGAGATATTTTTATATGTGACTACGTTAGCATCCCAGTGCGCGGTAAGGTTCACGTATTCCAGCAATTTTAAATTAGGGTAATGCGCTCACGCTAGGAAATTGTGGGCGCATCATTAAAACGTGCGGGAATAACCGCGCACAAAACAGGAGAAAAAAAATGAACACTATCAGAAACGAAGCGGTTCGTTATTTTAAACAGAACGCAACTGCTGAGATATGCGAACAGTTAGCAAATGATTATTTTAGTATGCGTTTTGTAGATGAATTTAAAATATTCATCAAAAATAAAACTGGCGATAGTATTGATACTAGAGAAAAATGCGAGAGCATGATCGCTGGTTTTAGAGATGCATTAAATGCAATTTGGAATTTTTAACAAAAGGAGGAACAAAAATGACAATACGAATATTAGAATTAAATGAATTGAGGGGTATTAAAAATCTCTCAGAGGATACCGCGTTTGGATGCGAAATAGATTACGGTAATATTATTGAATTTATCTCTGAATATAATCATAGAGCGTTTCACGACGAAAACGGAACGGAATATAAAAATGGATCGCATTTTACTCGTGACGAGGTTGATTCATCACAATATAGTACAGACGCATATACAGCTGTAGTTAACTGTCTAGAATTGCGCAAAAATACAATCACGAAAAACTGCGACAAACGTTTATTGCATGCGTTATCAACAATACTAGAATGCGCGTTGAGTGCGTTGTTACTGAGAATAGCTAATAATAGTGATGATAATGAATTTAGGTCAAAATATCGTCAAATATTAATAGATTTGGCTAATGATGCGGGGTGGTATTCTAGCCTGCATTGTTCCGATGTTGATTCCGGCATTATAGAAGATTAAAACAGGAGAAACAAAAAATGAACTCAATTAATACATCAATAATAAAGCTGGCTCTAGATGAAATTAATAAGCAATTTGCACGCGGTGCTAAAATTGAATCGCCCGAAACTGCATCAGATTTTTTAAAACTAAATTTGGCAACTGAAAGTGATGAATGTTTTGCGGTTATGTTTT